TGGTGGTAGTGGAACTTCCGCAGGCGGTGGCGGTGCGGGTGGATTTAGAACGGCTACATCATTTTCGGTTACTGCTGGTGTTGCGCTTACTGTAACTGTTGGTGCTGGAGGCGCTGGTTCTGTATCCAGTTCAACCGATGGCTCTAATGGTTCTAACTCAGTATTTTCATCTATTACTTCTACTGGCGGTGGCGGTGGCGGTGGCAATACTAGAGCTGGAGTATCTGGAGGATCGGGCGGAGGTGGAGCCTCTGCTGCTGGTGCTCCTGGTGCTGGATCTAGCGGTGGTTCTGGAACTTCAGGACAAGGATTTGCAGGTGGTGCTGGTTGGTATACATCTGGAGGCTATTCTGCGGGCGGCGGTGGCGGCGGCGCTAGCGCAGTCGGCGCTGGTGCATCAAATGTAAGTGGTTCTCAAGCTAACGGTGGAGCAGGTGGAGCTGGAACTGCATCTTCAATATCAGGATCATCGGTGACATATGCTGGTGGCGGTGGCGGTGGTGGCGAAAATGCAACCGTTATTGCATCGGGTGGTGCAGGTGGCGGTGGAGCAGGTGCTAAATATAACTCAACCTCTGCTCAAGCCGTAGCAGGAACCGCAAACACTGGCGGCGGAGGTGGTGGTGGAACACAAACAGGCAGTTTTCTTGGCAAGTCAGGTGGATCTGGAATTGTCATTATTCGTTATCCAGATACTTATCCAGCCGCAACATCAACAACAGGTTCACCATCAATTACAACATCGGGCGGATACCGTATTTATCAATGGACAGGAAGCGGGAGTGTGACTTTCTAATGGCTCACTGCGCAGAAATTATTGATGGAATTGTGGTTCGTGTTGTTGTAATTTCTAATGATTATGAACCAAACATTGAACAATTTGCAACAGATTTATATGGTGGCGAATGGAAACAGACTTCTTACAATAACAACATAAGATTTAATTACGCAGCTATTGGTGACACATACGATTCTGTGCGTGATGCTTTTATCGCACCAGAACCAGAAGGAAATCTTGGATTAGATGAAGCAACTTGTCGATGGATAATGCCGGCAATAGATGGCTAAGTATCCAGAAGGCACTGCTGCTCGGATTATAGAAGTCGCACTAGCTGAAGTCGGCACGATTGAGACTGGCGAGAATCTGACAAAGTACGGCAAGTTTACAAAGGCCGATGGATTGCCCTGGTGCGGATCCTTCTGCAACTGGGTGTTTCACACTGCCGGCGTCAAGATTCCTTCAATGGTCTCAACGGCTGCGGGAGCTCATAAGATGAAAGAGCTAGGACGCTGGATTGAAGATAAGCCGCAGCTAGGCGATCTTTGCTTTATGGACTTTCCGCATGATGGCATTGATCGCATCAGTCACATTGGAATTGTGGTCAAGGTTGGCACGACAAGCGTTCTTTGCATCGAGGGCAATACTTCCGGCACTGGTGATCAACGCAACGGCGGAATGGTGATGATTAAGCAACGCTATATCGGCAAGGAGATTGTTGGTTTCGCTCGCGCTCGCTTGACAACCTATGCTGGAGAATATCCAGTGGTTGAGCTAATCCAAAAGGCGAAACCAAAGGAGAAGAAGAAATGAAAGATCTCAAGGCGTTAGGTGCATCATGGGCGAGAAGCTCAGTGGCCGGAATGTTAGCCGTCTATATGACAGGCAACACGAATCCAAAAGATTTAGCTATGGGGCTTGTTGCTGGCATCATTCCAGTATTAGCTCGCTGGGCTAATCCAAACGACGTGGCATTCGGTAGCAAGAAGTGAGTGTAGGCGAATGGACGGCGGTCGGTGGGCTTGTTCTTGCGGTGCTGACTGCCATCTATTCGTCAATGAGATTCATGGTGAAGTCAATCATGCGAGAGCTTTCACCGAATGGTGGCAACTCTCTCAAAGATCAGGTGTCTCGAATTGAGGCGCGTTTAGATCAACTACTGCTGGAGATTGCTCTCAAGAAATAGACACGCCGACGTCAATCTTGAAATTGTCGGCCATCAATGTCACTCTGTATCTGGGAGCATTCGACAAGGCTCCCACGGGAGCAAAAAATGACATCAGGTGAAATCGGTTTATTCTTGTTTATGTGTCTGGCCTGTATTTTATGGTCGATTGTGAGCTATACAATGGGCTACAAAGAAGGCCACAAAGACGGCTATCAGCGAGGCAAGGCCGTTGGCCGTCACGCATCATCTCAGGCGGTGGCTAAGTGAGCTTCTTAGATAACTACGAAGATGTAGCTGCACGCATTCAGCGATTCTGGGCTACTTATCCAACAGGCAAAATCCACACATCAATCATGGACGTGAATCTTGAAAAGGGCTACGTCCTAGTCGAGTGCCGTATCTATCGCAACTACGAAGATCAAGAGCCAGCCGGAATCGACTACGCATTCGGCAACGTGAACACCTATAACGTCCAGATGAAAAAATGGTTTATTGAGGATACCTGTACTTCCGCGATAGGCCGTTGCGCAGGCCTAGTCTTAGGCACTGACAAAAGGCCAACCGTTCAGAATATGCAACAGGTAGAGCGAATCGATCCGCAGATTGTTCAAGATTCTGCGAAAGATTATGACTATTGGACTACCAAATTTGGAGATGTTCCAAGCTATAAAACAGCTGAAGAAGCTGAAGAATCCGGTGTTCTATCACTCGGATCATCAATCAATGAAATCCGAAATCAACTAGGCGGAAAAATGATTGCCTCTGCGCCGGAGTGCGCCCACGGTCACATGATCTGGCGTGAAGGCACATCGGCTAAGACTGGAAAAGGTTATGGCGGTTATATGTGCTCAGAAAAGGCTAAGGCAAAGCAGTGTCCGCCAGCCTGGTACATGCTCGCATCTGATGGACAGTGGAGGCCACAGGTATGAGCCGCGTGACTGAAATGATTGATGTTGATTCGATGATTGGCCGGACTCTTATCGATGGCAAAATAGTCGCAGAATACAAAGTCGAAAACTGTGACAACTGCAAGCGCATTGAAATGCTAGATCGTGCCGGTTATCTGAAAGCCGTCGGAGGAGAGCCCGTGTTGTGGTTCTGCGCTGAATGCAGAAAATGACAATAAGCGCGGCTGATGAATGGGCTATTCATAAACGAGCAGTCGATGTCGTCTTCTCATACAGTGGCCAACTTGGAACGACAATTCGCTACAACTCCAAGTTAAACAATCACGAACAGGTAACGGAATACGCAGAATCTCTGGGAGCTGAAATGATTGTTGCCAGATACTTTGGCCTTGACTATGACATCAACCTATCCAACGGCAAGAGAGCAGCCGATGTAGGTCAAGGGCTAGAGGTACGCTGGACGTCTTATGTTGGCGGCAATCTAATTGTCTATCCGAATGATCGTGAGACTGACATCGCAGTGTTAGTAGTCGGCAAGTCGCCGGTCTATCACATCGCCGGCTGGCTTCCAGTAGCCTTTGCTAGACGCAAGCGGTTTAAGAATCCGCGTCAGGATTCCTGGTGGGTCGATCAGGCCAATCTGAATCCGATTGAAACATTGGTCAGGAGCGAATATGCCACTGCTGCGATTTGATTGCTCAATATGTAAGAAGCTATATGGTGATGGGCGTAAAGAGCACCTAATCACTAAGGGAGCAGAATTGACGATGCACGAATGGTTCGCTCAATGCTCAGGTTGTGGGACATTCTCGGTCAAGCTAGTTGATGATGGGCTGGTGGCTGGCCTTGAATAGTTATCCACAGACTTATCCACAGGCACCTGTGGACGATGCGACACACCGGACTCAATCCTTGACAGATTGTCAGGATCCATCGCTATACTTAAAAGATATAAAGCTTTTAAAGATTAAAATAAATAAAAAGATAATAAAAATAAAGATAAAAAATAATAAAAACTTATTAGCTATTCCTATGTCAATTCTGATCTTGACAGTATCCACAACAACAGAAGCCAAAGCAGCTACACAAAGCGATTCATTTAAGCTTTATGCACATTCAAGAATAGTTAATGATAAGCAGTATCAATGCTTCTATAAGCTGATAAACAAAGAGAATCGTCAATGGAATCCAAAGGCACGCAACGGATCACATCACGGCATAGGCCAGATGCGTAATGAAACCTATAAGAATCTAGATGGCTATAAGCAGATTGACTGGACTCTTCGATACATCAAGGAACGCTACGGATCTATGTGCAACGCAT